TTTTGAAACTTATACATGTTAAAGTTGACTAAACCTTCGTCAACGTTAACAATTTTTATATGAGTTTCTGTAAAATATACTGGATCTTTTTTACATTTGAGGAACTCTACGATATGTTCCTCAGTAAATTCTGTTTGTGTATTAGCTTTCTTTAGATTAGGATTACCAAGATAGATGTCACTTTTTTGTCCCATAATTTACTTCCAACTAGATTGACCGTAACCTGATTGTAAGGCACTACCTGCTGATTTTACTGCACTATGTACACCTTTTGCTATGTTACCAATTCTTTCTTTAGATGGTCCTTTGAAATTACTCTTCTCTTTTTTCTTTGTGCTATATGGTGCTGGTTTTCTTTTGTCTTTCACTTCAGTATTCTTCGTACCACGAGTAGCTAGTGTAGATCCTTTATCTGGTTCTCGTTTTGCTAACTGATTATTTTTTACTTCTTTTGCTGGTATATCATAAGTTTTACCAGGTGATCTATAGTCAGATGCTCTCATCTTACTGACCATTTCCCTGATGGATTTGATTTTTTGTTCAGGGATGTTTTTGACTTTTTTAGCAACGTCAGTAAGTTTATTAAACTGCTTTACATCTTTGAGTTGACTGTTTTTGATAGCTTTAACAAGTTTATCATACCTTGCGTTACCTTCACTACAAGAACATTGATGTTTTTCTTTTCTTGCTTTTAATTTCTTGAGAGCAACATCAAGTTTTGCCTTCTTCTTTAAAGCGGAAGGTTTGTTTCTTCTTGAGATCTCTTCAGAGATACCTGCTTTTCTCAGACGTTTTGCTTGACTCTTATGCATGGCAACTGCTTTGTCCAATTCCTTGGCAATTTTTTTGACACCTTTTGGATGAGTTTTTCCTTCTGTTTGCATTTTTTTAGTTGCCAACGATCTATTTATTTTTATCCATAAGTCCATTTGCCTTCAACATTTTCTGAAGATCAGCAGTGCTACCAACAAATAATGAGTTGTTAGTAACTTGTTTTACAGACTTATCCTCATCCAAATCTTTCATCTTCTTTTGTAGATCAACTAACTTGTCAGTTGTATCTGCAATATGTTTGATCAACTGTCCAGCAACTTCATACGCTCTAGGATGTTGAGAGTCACCTGCAACATCTAAGATACCATCAACTGCCTCCTGACCCTTCTCAATAAGATTGTAAAACTGTGCTCTACTATACTCATAATCCTTGGTAGGATCATCTTGTATCTCTTTGATACGTTTAGGTTTAGTTGAATTAGCAATCTCTGTTTTCACAGACAGTGCTTTGTCAATAGCATCAAATCCTTTATCCATTAGATATCAGTTCCCAAAGAACTACTACGTTGCAATCCATCATTACCAAAGAACTCACTATTTTCACTAAATCCAAAGTCATCACCAACCTCGATAAGTGAGTTGTCAGTAATATTTACCAAATTTACAATGTTATCGGCATAATGTTCGACAATTTTAGTTCCATACTGACCTCTTCTTACTACTAAATTAGTACCATCAACCTCTCTTACGTACATAGTTTCATTATTAATTTGTATGTAATTTCTAGCAGCAATACCTGCAGCGTTATTTACTTTAACTAACGTCTTCTTATCATCTAAAGCAACTGATAATTTTGTTGTGGCATCATCATTGTAATCTTTGACTGCTTGAGGAGTAACAGTATATCTTTGTTCTCTTGGTGCTGTGATAGCAGTAGAGTAATCAACTTGAACCTTTTTGATAATTCCACCTTCGTCTGTAGGTACTTCTTGATAGAAATATGTTTTAGCAACAAAATCCAAATCATATTGAATAAATCTTCTAGTTGAAAAATCTCCTTCATACTCATCACTAAAAGAAATATTTCTTAGTGTGTATGGTATATCTCGTTTTTCTTCTATACCCTCTAACATATTAACTGTTACATTATATGAAGGTTGGAAAAATGGAAGTATTTGTTCTACAATTTGCAAAGCATCATCTTGAAGTTTGGTTGCAAAACTCAATCTAAATCCAATATCGTATGGTACAGGCAAAAACAATTTCTTATGTTTTGTTTTTGATGTAGGACTCTTGGCAGTAAATTTTGTTATTGGTGATGCTTTACGAGAAACATCGTAAGTATACGATGTCAACTCAAATGAAATTCTAGGTAAAGTAAGTGCTATGTTGTCATCAAAATTTTGCTGTTGTTCAATTCTTGCTAAAAACCTTTGCATTGGTCCGTATGCAATAGGAACCTTAACCATACTAACAGCCTTACCATCACCAGCAAACTTTTTGATTGTGATGTTATTGAACAGAGTGCCAAAAGCAATAACTGTTTTTCTTATGGTCTCATTGTAAAAATAATTACCTACCATTATACTTCACCAAACGGATTTCTTTCTGTAAAGTCTAGAACTGATGTATCGGAACGTACTTCAATAGTGTCTCCAGTATTGTAAGAATCGTCGTCATCATAGTTGATGTTATTTAGAACGTATAGTGCAGATCCAAATCCAACGTTAGATATAACCTCACCAACAGCAAACTCACCAGAAAGATGTTTAGCAAGTAATGTATTAGTAGATGTATCCCATTTAGATACAAATGCAGTGGTAAGACTTGATTGACCAGTAATCATGTCACCATACAAGAATGTACCACTACCTACGGTAGACGCTGCACCTATTGTTATTGAAGGAACTACAGTATATCCATAACCAGCATTGGTAATATGAACACTTGCTACCTTACCATCTGCAGATAGTTTTGTAGTTCCAGTCGCTCTTGTTCCTCCTGTATCTGGTTCGTCAAATGTGATAGTTGGTGGTGTAGCATATTGAGATCCAGTAAATGACATGGTTACAATACCAACTACACCTTCTGTACCGATGCCAGATTTTGTTGTTACACCAGATCCTTTTCCATCTTCAGGTAGGAATTGTATTGTTGGATCGTCTACTCCCACAATATATCCAGAACCAGGATCTGTTATTTCAAGACGGGATACTGCTAAAGACTTAAAGTTTCTTGTACCAGTATGAGTTGTAATAGCAACTGCTTTTGCAGCATGTCCTGATCCTACAGGAGGTTCAATTAAAACTGAAGGTGCATTTGTAAATCCTGATCCACCATTGATAATATCGATCTTATATATACCACCATTCGTAAGTGTTGTAAATGCAGTTGCTCTATTACCCTTATCACCTAGTGTCATGGTCACATTGTAACCAGCAGTTTCAAAATCATCATCAATATCAGCAATACCAGTATTGATTGTTTCGTCTGAATACTCAAATGGTTCTAGAGTTAATCTGTACGTGTAATTTTTTTGTAACTGATAAAATTCTACAAGATCATTTACATATTTGATTTCAAATATTATATCTCTTAGAGGAAAATATATAAGATCTCCTTCATATGGTCTTTCTTGATCTTCAGATCTCCCTGTAGGACCGAGTGTTTTGCCAGGAAACTTCCATAACAGTGGTGCTATACCATTTGTATATGCCTCTTGGGATATGATAACATCCATTTGGGCAGTTGATCTTACACCAAATTTTGTAAGTAAATTATACCCCGAATCAAAACCTTCATATGATTCTATATAACCTTCTATGGGAAACGATCTATCAAATTTGGAATCAACAACTTCACGCATTACATCCTTAGATGTAACATATACTCTTGGCATGTAAACAAACTCGATGCCATGCATCTTTATGTGTTCATTTACAAGATCCTGAACAAGGTTCTGTTCACCCTTGCTACCTTGTAGAAAAAACGGGTTTAATGCCATTAATCAAATGGTACTCCTAAATCTTTTGCAAAATTTTTCCTTCTAGTAGCTTTGTCTTTTGCACTACCTGAAGTTTTATCTATGATATCCATGCCCTTTACGATATCACTCATACCTAAAGATTGCATATCTTTTAGAGATTTTACAAGTTCGACCATGAATTGTTTGTATGTTTTCATTAGCCTATCATGTCCATTACTGGTAGTTCGTAAGTAGAACTCATTGTTTCTTCCAGTGCTGTTATTTCAGCAACACCGTCATCATAAATTTGCCTACCGTTGAGCTCTACACCGCCAGGCAATTTCACACCTTGATACTTGATCAAGTTCATACCCCATTGTTTTTTTAACAATGCAGTAAAATATCTTTTCAAAAATGGATCATTATAAACTTTGGTAAAATCATTAGGATCAAGTGTTCTATAACATTCAATGATTAAGTAATCATCTTTTTTCATACTTGAATAATCAGAATCAATATACAATCTATTTTGCCTTCTGTTAAATCTTATTTGCTTGTCAGGGTGTAATATAAAATCAATGTCCTCTAGATATCTTTTTGTTTGTGTGTAACTTAGCAGTTCCATAGAACTGAAGTAATATATCTCATTCAAAAATATTTGATATGTCAAGTTGAACATGTTAGATGCTATTGCACGACTATCAACTTTCCAAACTTTCTCAATACCAATTACAGCATCTGGTACTTGTATGTAATTTTGTGTTTCTTCAAATGAGAATGTAGTATTACCTATACCAGTTATATTTACAGTAGGACTAGTAGTTGTGGTGATGCCAAGAGAAGTTGTAGCACCATCTTGACCACTTGCCTGTACAGTATCAGTAAAATCCTCAGTTATCTTATGCTTCAAATACATCTTTTCCACACCATCCATGTGACGGTTGTGAAACATTTGAATGGCATCATCAATTAGATCATCATATTGCTCGTCAGCAATATTGACCTCTAATACGGGAGCACCCAATTGTCTCTTTCCGTAATCTATAAGTCCTTGTCTGGTATTTGGTTGTGCCATGTTACTATTTATCGAGTGATAACAACATCCAGTTCATCACCAGCATCTAATCCTGTAGCAGGATTGATTATTGTGACCTGTGGACTACCCTTAGTGAAATCTTGTGTCAATTCTAATCTAACACCATTTTGATACACTTGAAGATTTTCTGGGGTTGTGTCATTATCAGATGGTGTGAATATCGTTTGACCTGCTGTAGCAGTAAAGACATCTTCACCTGCATCAGAAATTAGAGATATTTCATCTCCTACATCTGCACCTTCTACAAGTGTTATAGGTGATCCTGCAGTATAGTCAGTTCCTCTTCTTAGTAAGATACCATTTAAGTAAACATGAATCTTTTCTTTGATTGCACCAGGTGTTGCTGAAGTTGTTTGGAATGAAGTTTGATCCTGTGTAGCAGTAAAATACTGTTCAGTTATAGTATAACCATAACCAACTTGAATAGTTACCCTATCACCTGCAAGTGCAGCAGATCCTGCATTGAAGTTTATTGTTTGTGGTGCAGATAACTGGTAGTCATTAGATGCTGCAGCTCCAACTCTCTGTCTTACACCATTATTGAACACCTCTACCACAAATGGTTTTGATTGTGATCCATCATCAAATACATTTGGTGCAGTAAATGCAGTTTGTCCAGCAGTTGCAGTAGACGAACTTTGAGATATGGATGTAGCAGCACCCGAACTTGATGCAACTGTTTGGAACGAGAGCGTACCAGCACCATCGGTGGATAAAACCTGATCTGCTGCCCCGTCAGCCACTGGGAAATTAAGACCTGCAAGAACTAATTGATTAGTGCTAGGGTTGTATGTAAGTCCAGTATCAACCTTGATTGCTTCATTACCAGATGATGTATCAACAAAGGTAAGGAAATGTGTTGCGTTATCTGTAACAGCAGTAACACCAACTAATGATGAAGCACCAGTAACATTACCCGTTATATCACCAACAACACCACCAGATGCTGTAATTGCTCCTGTAACTGTAGCAACTCCAGATATGCTTACATTATCTAAGTTTGTATGCCCATCAACATCTATTGCTCCAGTTACAGTAAGATTGGAACTAGCAGCAAGTGTTGTGAATGAACCTGCAGCTGCAGTTGATCCACCAATAACTGAGTTATCAATTGTACCTGCATTTATATCTGCAGTGGTAGCAACCAAAGACCCAATCGTACCTAAACTTGTTAGGGATGAACTGACAACACTAGATCCAAGAGTAGTTGCACTTAGAATATCAGTATTGTTTATCTTCAGTACCTTACCAGTAGCAAGGTTTATATTTTCTGAGAATCCCCAGTTATCTCCTGTGGCCTCAAAGTTTAT